GTTTACCGAATAAGCGCCTTCACCCATATGTTCAAACTGATATTCTAAATCTTTATGGTAAGCTTTTAAGTATTCAAGTATCTTTTTCATGCCGAATACTTTCCGCTTTTTACATCGTTTTGAAGGCCTTTAATTACTGATATTCTGCGTGAAATTGTTGACATTTCATCCCAATCAATACTGGTCAGCAACTCGCATTTTCCAGTAATAGGGTAAACTTCATCGCTTTTCATAAGATATTCACAGAACAAGCCTGTTTGCATCTCAAATAAATGATCTAAGGCCACTTCCACCACATTTTTTTGTTCTTCGTTCATATCGACTGCCTTCCCTTAACGTGGTTTTCTATAAAAGCAAAACCGCCGCCGTTACCTTCTTCATCTTGAGACAAAACAACATCAACTTCCTGATCACCCTGTTTTAAAGTAAAAGTTGGAAACGCGTTATAATATTCAGATTTTACAAACTTAAAGTCCGTAATTGTTGCCCCAACCAATTGCCCGTAATATTTATTTAAATCCATAACATTCTCCGTAGTTAGTTATGTATAAGAATGTATGCGATTATATAGGAGAGATCAACCCCATAATTTTCTCCCAATCAAAAGCCCCATCTGAGCAGTAAAGTGGATCAACCTTTAAGCCTTCCATCTTTAAATCCATAGCGTCTTTACCATGATACAAAAACATCATCTCCGGCTTTGTTTTAGTCTTCAGCTTACGGACCAAAACCCAAACACTAGCGTGACTATGATTAGTCAGCCACGCAACTTGATGTGGTCGTAAATCAACCGCATTTCCAGAAGTGGCTTTAAGTTCTATAAAATGAAATTTACCGTTTTCGTCACAGCATAAAACATCAGGTATTCCGGGCATTGCCCATGTTTCAATTCGGGTATTTTTCCATGTTCTCGGGCTCTTCTGCATCCCATTCTTCATCAGCCTCCAAAAGTCGGCTTCGCGCTTTGTCGCGGTTCTGGGAATTGCTCTCTCCTTCGGGAGTAACGTCGATAGTGATCGGGGCATAACTTTGTTTAATCTCCTTTAGAGCATTCAGCACTTCGTCTTTATTCATCGAATCGATGCTACCGTGACGAACCTCTGATTTGCTCACATAAATATCGCCTTGCGCTTGCCCCCGCCGATATTCTGCTTGAACGGCCGCCGAATAGGCACCGTTGGTTAATGCGGCATCACGAATAGTTTGAAGGTCTCGTAAATGTCGCTGATAATTCACACCAAACTTTTCATCAAGTTCAGCGCGATACGATTGTATAGCTGCCACCACATGGGGACAAATATTAGCGTTAGTCATTTCATAAGCTCGAGTGTGTGCTGATCCCGCAGGGTAACCTGCATTGATTGCCGCTTCTCGCATAGTTATCTGGCCATCTTTCGAGACCAGTTCTTTTACAAATAGTTCTTGTCTACGTGTAAGTGCCGCCGCTCTAGTTGATTTGGGTCGGCCGCCTTTTTTAATTTTTGCGGGCTTTTTAGTCTTAGGTCCTGATGGCATAGTATTATCCTAGTTATTTGCAGATACTTTAACCTTAAAATAGCCCTCTTGTATATATAGCTACAGAAATAAAAAAAAATAAAAAAAGTTTTCAGACCCCCTTAACGCACTTCTGGCCTCTAAGGTTACACAAACTCTGGTTACGTTACATTTTTAGAAACTACTTTGTGTTACTTCTAAGTCCTTATATACACAGGAGAAAACAACCAAAGTTACACGGTTACACCGGTTACGCCTATATTTACAAAAAACTTTTATTTTTTTTCTCAGCTCCTATATACATAGAACGCGTTTATTTGTAACCGCACCGCAAAGAAAAACCCGCGATCCGTGAACCGCGGGCTATGCTCTTTTATTTATTCGGTATAAACTTCGTACCATTCTTTACCATCATCGTCTTTATGTTTAAGGACGTGTGGTTGGAACGGGAACCCGTAGCTTCTACCTTCTTTACCCATAATATTGTCTCGCAGTGCGTGACACTCTGCGGCGAGTAGGTCGGTATAACCGTATCGACTGAGGTTAAAACCGATATAACACCCTCCTTCAAAAAAATCTTCCTTACGTTTAGAACGTAGTCCCTCTGGAAAATTTTCGTCGATAAACTTTAGAATATCGTCGAGGTTACTGATGTCGAGCCCTTCAGTAGTGGCTTTAGGTTTAGTTTCACTCATGGTGAACCTCCGTAGTATGTAGGACCGTGGTCCATTGTCAAAGAACATGAAGCTTGCCCGCTTCATAAGATGGGTTATTCCCACCTATAAATACATACTATCACAGGTATGCGATAATGTCAATAGTTAATTTTTTAAAAAGTTAAGTCAATCCGGCTTCACAAATCTAAAAGGGTGGTTCTTCACCGTCATATTTTGGCTTCCACGGTTCGTGTGCCGTGGGCTGTGGCTTACGGATAATTTTTTCTGGCCCGAACATTTGAGCCAGAAAAGTTTTTATATCAGGTGACCAGTCGTTCACCAGTTGGGCCCGAAGACCTTGGCGAAAACTTCATTGAGCATGATTTCGATTTCGAGGTCGGTCATTTTTTATTTCCTTTACGTTTTTTAAATGTAGTGGGGTTTGCAAAATCACATGTAATTGTCATTTCCAAACCCCAATTATCAGAATGCGACAAATTCAACGCCATCTCATCTGCCATTTCCCAACACCGTTTAACAAAATAATTAGTGCATAATGAAGGTGAATTGTCTTGCGGTACAATTAATTCAGCCAAGGGTTCGCGGTTCTCGTCCCACAATTTAATAACTGCTCTCATCCTACAATACTCGATACGATTGCGGCGGCGGTACCTGCAACAATGGCTGTTAAGACGGCTTTAACCAAAAGTTTATGTCGGATGTACCATGGTTTTGGGGGCGTGCTTAACCAAAAGTCACCCCTAAAACCTTGGTTAAGCATGTTTTCAGGTTGGATTGTAGTGTTATTGTAATCTTCAGCTTCCGCTTTGCCTATTTCTATGGCGGACGGTTTTCTGAACGCTTTGTTGTCTTTAGCATACTGTTTAAGTTCAGTTTCGCTAAAATGGCGCAAACCATTAATTATCTCTCCTTTGGGGAAAGAGTCTTTTTTGATGTGGTATTCCAATTTTGAGGCCTTAATTTCATATTTTTCACAAATTTCGACTTTTGTGAGCATTTTTTTCTTAGACATAATAATCTCCATAGTTATGTGTTCTTACTATATGGGATTTTATGCGTTCCTGTCAAGCCTCAGTGTATTTTGTCCGAAGTGTCATGTGTTTGGTTGTTTGTTTCTACCGTTGTGCTTGCATTATGAATACAAGACGATAGGACTTGCATCGCCGTTTCATTATCAGGAGAAATAGCCATGAGCGCCGTAATGGTTTGCGTGAGCATTCCCCCAAGCGCGGCACCCATATTCATATCACTTAACGTCATTTCTTTAATTAATTCGTGGGCACATTCCATAGACCACAAGAAATCTTCTTTAATCTCTTCTTCGACTTCTTGTAAAAGAACCCGCTTCATTCACCCCTCCTTGGGCTTCCAGTTATCAATTTCCGCGTACCAATTACCCGTGCGCCCACTTTCTTTTATCTGTACGTTAATCCAATCATCACTTTTTTCGGACAACCATGATATTAACTCTACACGCTTTATGCTAAGATTACACTTAACAAAATCAGGTGCTTTTTCATTGGGTTTTTTAGCCATGAGGCCGTTAACAAAATCTGCCATGTTAGTTCTCCAAAAAAGTTGTCCCCAGTCGCGGGCAAGCAACTGGGGACTTTTTACTACGGAGTGCAGGTATAAACTGCACGGTTAATATGCCACGTTCGTATGGGATAAGCAATACTAAATCGCATACTTAGCGCGGGTATTCGGCGGTTTTTGGGTCGTCTTCTATTGTTAGACGACATATATCGCATCTTCTCACAAGTTTTTCTTTTGTTTTTTCAATTACTTGCAAGATTTGTTCACACTTCGGGCATCTGTTTTCAATGAGCCGTTTATGGAATGGATTTTTAACGTTACTCGGCATTATCTTTGATAATAGCCTCGTGATCCGCGGTTTGTGCGTCTTTGTACCAGTCAAAGACCAATCGGAGTTGCCCACCGATTGTTCTGCCCTCTGATTTAGACAGTTTTTTTATTTCTTCATAGACCTCGCGTGGTACGAGGACACTTTTCCAACGTGTGGTATCCATTTTTTTTCTCCATGCCTCGTTTTGTCTAGGATATTATAGGAGAATATGCAAGAATGCAAGAAAAAGAGGATAAGTTTATGAGTTTTGTTCTTTTCGGTCAAATGCAAGACCCTAATATTGAAGCATTGCGCCCACATTTTGATTTGTTTCTGGATCAGGCGGCTGATTACACATGGGATTTAAATACAAACACCCTTGTGCATGGAGGTAAACCTGTTACCATGCGCGGGTTTTTTGGCAGAGCTAACGTTTTTAGTGAAAACACGCACCAGCGGTACAATAATTGGTACCTTATGGCTAATTATCTTAAATCTAATCCAGAAATAGCTTGTTATAATCGTAAGTATGACCACGTAACACCTATTAAGGCGGCCAATCTTCGTCGAGCCCTAGATGCGGGGCTTAAAATACCTCGCACGATTATTGGTAAAGGGCCTTTAGAAGGCGATTGCATTGTTAAACCGCTTACGGGTGGTCTACATTGTCAGGCCGGCAACGAATCTTTTTACACAGGTATCATTCAACACCGCATGACGGGGACAAACAGGCGCTTGTTTTTGGTAGGAGATCAGCACTTTGGTTTTAAACTAGAGACTACGAAGTTAGATTACCGTGATGATCCTCATGCTAAAGTATTAGTGAACCATTTTTCTCCAGAACTTGTAAGTAAAGTAAGAACCGTGGCGCGTGGTTTAGGGTTAACTTTTTGCGCGGCGGATTTTATGGACGATGTGTTTTTAGAAGTAAACAGCGGGCCCATGTTCGCGGCTTTTAATACTGTTGTAGATGGCGCTTTAGCAAAGGCTATTCGTTCAGAGTTAAAGTAAAAAAAACCCCCAACTTTTTAATAAAGTTGGGGGAAAGGAAGGACGGTCTATATAAAGGGTAGTTTTACTGAGCAGAAAAAAACTACATAGACTCGCCCCAAGATGGTCCCATTTCAATGTCACATTTACTTGGAACCTCTAAAGGAAGAACAGTCTCCATTATCTTAGCAATTTCAGTAGCCTCGTCAAGATTTTTTACTGACATGGCAATTTCGTCGTGAATTTGTACCAACGGAAGGCGTCCTTCTTTATAAAGTGCCACCATTGCTTTCTTAGTCATGTCCGCGGCCGACGCTTGGATCAGCCTGTTCAAAGCTTTGTAGGTGTATGCCCTCTTTAGCCTCGTAGTAGGCCCGTAGGTGTCCACAGCTTCCCTGTAAGGCAGGGCTTTGTTCATTGCGAACGTATCTGGTTCCCACATATCAAAGCGGCACTTACGCCCTCCTAATGAGCGTAGAGCCCCTAACGAGGATTTCTCGTTCAACCTGTTCATGACGCCTGTCATCAACCCTTTAACAAATGGTACGCGAGCATGGTATTGTTTGACGAGTTTTTTGGCTTCTTCAACCGGAATGTCTAAACTCTCAGCCATTTTGTTTACACCCATGCCATACATGAGCCCTAAATTAATTGTCTTGGCTTGCTTACGAGGGATGTTTGTCATTTCTGCAACCATCGTATGGAAGTCTGTCTCGGGGTCCGTGTTGTATGCTTCGACAAACTCGGCCGCACCTTCGAGAGGAATACCGCGTGTTTTGCCATAGACATGTGCATAGTGAACCAAGATGCGTGGTTCTTGTTGCGAGTAATCGATGGCCGCCCACTGGTCGCCTTCTTCTGGTAGGAATAAACTGCGGATCATGGGCCCTAGCTCTGGATCGCGAGCCGGAATTTGTTGCAGGTTAGGGTTAGACATTGAAATTCTACCGCTGACTGTCCCCCCATCGTCCGATCTGATCTGATTTATGTGCGAATGTATGCGTCCATCAGCACGACAATGCTTCATAATAGTATTAATAAACGTACCAGACGTTTTGTTCAGGTTGCGCGCTTCAACAATGAGTTTAGAAACAGGGTGTGCGTGTTCTTTTAGAAACAGTTTTGTAAACGATGGCGCACCTTTTTCTGTTTTTGGATAAGTTATATCTAACTTATCGAACGCTTTGGAAAGAGATTGTGCCGCCCAGATTTCAACATTGGAGCCCGTGATGCGTTTTATTTCTTTCATCACTTCTTTTTCGCGCTTGAGTAACATGTCTCTGGTCCGTTCGACGCGGTTTACATCTATTCTAACGCCACGCATTGTCATATCAACAAGGCACGGCAGGAGATCGAGTTCTGTGTTAGCTATGCTCCAAAGGTCTTCTTTACTTAACATTGTAGAAAAGTAATTCCATAATTCTAAAGTCAGTACGGCATCGACTTCCGCGTAGGGCCCAACATACATTGCGGGCATCTTCCACATTTCAGCTTTTGGGTCGACGCCGAACTCTCGGGCAGCTTCAACCAACGCTTTCTCTGATTTGGTTTTACCTAAGTGTTCATAAGCCAACGCATTTAGACTGTAACTAAATCTGTTTTCATCAAGCAGGGAGGCTACGAGCATTGTATCAATGATCCGCCCGTTGACCGTGAACCCCATTTGTTTAATCCAACCCAGATCATATTGTGCGTTGTGCATGATCTTATCAGCAGGACACTCGAACACTTTCTTGAGCCAACGGTTTACAATCTTCTCATCTAAATTACCCCCACCAAAGTGACGGATGGGGATATAACCAGACCAACCGTCTGTGGCTACTGCATAACCTACAACTTCCCCATCTCCTGTTGGCCATCCCGGACCATTCTTTTTTAAGTTCGGGTCGCGTGTTTCGACATCAATAGCGATTTTAGATGCGCTTGTAATGTCGGGTAACTCGAGGGGAGGCACCCATTCACTTTTTGGAGCGAACATTGCCATTTGTAGGTTTGCCATTATTTATTTCCTCAATAATTTTATTTACAGGTCGAGCGTCTCTTTCGATAAACTCTGCACCCAGAGCGGTGTATCCCGCCTTATCTATCCATGAATCCTCATGGTCTATTGTTTCGATCAGCCGACTGGTCTTAACCCAATCCATCATTAACGTAACATGTGACGGAGTTAAAAACCCGTGACTAATCATTGCACCACTAAGGATTATATTCCAACCATCTGCAATGCGAGCGTGGTTGTCGTAGGCATCCCCATAATCTTTGGCCCTGTCGCCATTAATTAAACCTTCAGCTTTTTGTAATAATTCAGAACGCTTCATTAATGTTCCACCTGATCAACGTTACCACAGTGGATCATTTCACCAGACTGCTCTTCATATTCAAACTTAATAGTTGGCTTTTTACCAACAGGCACGTGTTTATTGTCTTCACGTTTGGCCTGTTCATAGGCTTTCCAATCATCCCACGTCATCTTCATCTTTTTTCTCCTTTGAGTGATAAACTAATACAAAGCTTTCGCATTTCGGGCACGACAGGTTAGTGACTATTGTGTGGTCTTCACCAGTTGTGTCATCTAACATTTCACAATCTTCGTCGCCGCCCCAAATTAGTTCGGTATTACATTGCCAACAATTCATAGATCGTAGCTCCTAGTCGCGTCTTCCGGTTCAACAATATACAAGTTCTGTCGGGTACGCGTTACCCCCACATAAAAAACTCTGTGCATATCATCAGGATTAATTCTCATATCGTTATCTGCCGCGGCACTCAGGTCCGTGAACAGTACGACGTTATCCGCCTCTCCACCTTTTGACCCGTGGATCGTGGACGCTGTAATGCGAGGAATGCCATTAAACTTTTCGCCACGACGCAACATAGCCGTGATGTATGCCCTATCTAT